AACCAGCGCAATGCGCTGGTTGCCTGACAAAACGGTTCTTTTTTGGATATTCCCCATCAGGCCGGAGATGTCCACTGCCGTCAGGTAAGCCCCCTTGACTGGCAGACCATGCTTGTCTTGGATGGGCAAATCAACTTGGGTGATCTGAAAGTTTTTGGGTGCAGGCATCTCTGCATCCTTCATCTTTTTGGATTCAAACGCTATGGTTTTGGTTCCCGCATCTAACTGGCAGCGGTACTCAGCATCCAGTGCGCCCTTTAATGCAGTGCTACCCCTAGACCGATCCTTGTCTGCCACGCCTGAGTGGTGAACCACCAGAACGCAACATTTCCATGGCTGGCGCAAGTAGGTATCAAGGTGCTGAATGAACGCATTCATGTCTTGGGTGCTGTTCTCATCCCCACCATGGTTTCTGGCCAAGGTGTCAATGATGATCATGCTTGGCACAGTGCCAGCCTGTGCTGACAACTCTTTGATGGCCTCTGCAACCACTGCCGCCTCAGTCGCGTCATACAGCTGCGCCGCACGGTGGCTCTTGTACAGTGGCGCCCCATCAAGGGTCTGGCCATTGCCTAACTGCCATGCCTTGAACCGCCTGGCAAGGCCGTTGTGACCTTCGCCGGCTATGTAGAACACAGAACCCTGCTTGACCTCATGGCCATGCCATGGCCGTCCGGTGGCCACGCAGCAGGCCAAGTCGATGCTGACAAAACTTTTACCGCCACCTGGATCACCAAACACTTGCGCCAAGCTGTCGCTCTCAATGTAATCATCTACGATCCAGTTGATCTGGGTTAATTGCAGGCTATCAATTCTGGAGAACTCAAACGCTAGCTTGTCCCGCATGGGGCCTGCCACGCGCTCAATCTGCTCTTTGACCGCATCCAGACCTTGCAGGCAGTGAAGGTCATTGAAGTCTGTTGGCTTGTTGTCCACCATGTCAGACTCCCCAAATGATGGGTAAACAATCTCCCCAAACACCAGAGCCGCAGCAGCCCTGCCCTTGGTCACCCCAGGATTGCCTTCCGTGAACTGGTCATTGTCTGCGCCGATAATGATCTTGCTGCCTGGGAACATCTCCTTTGCGCTCTTGGCCACCTTGGCTAAGTTACCGCAGTCAAACGCCACTAGCACGGTGTAGCCCGTTGCCTCATGGATGGATGCACATGTGGCAAAGCCCTCACCAATGAACACGATCTTCCGGTTACCACGCAGTTCGTAAAACCCGCCCTCGATCTTGCCACCCTTCAAGAACCGCTTGTTTCCATCTGCATCAATGGTCTGGTACGACAGAATCTCACCTGCCTGGTTAATCACTGGCACAACCAGTCTGCCGGCACGATCAATCTTGATTCCGTTGGCGCCAACGTGCTTGCGAACAAGGTAAGGATGGTCATTGCTTGCATCTGCATACGTCCCAACCTCATCCTCTGCACGCTCTGCTGCCACTGCCTGCGAAGCCAACCTGTCAGCATCCTTCTTGGCTTTGACCTCTGCCACCCACTTGTCATGCTCAAAGCGCTCAGTGAATGACATGGCTCTGCCTGTGTCAGCTATCCATTTACTCTCAAACACTGGCTCTTTCCAACACCCTGCAATACCCACAGGCACTTTGCCACTGGAGTGCAAGATGTACCAACCATCCAATGCACCTTTCTTGGATGAAACGTGAGCCACTCGATGTATCTCGCCATCTGCAATGATCTCCTTGATCAGCAGGCCAGATGCCTCACAGTGCTTCCTGAACCCCTCTTCAGGGTTGATCAGGTCTTGGCTCTCTGTTGCTGCGGCGAAGCCGTTGGGGAAAATAGAAGTTAAATTGCTCATGCTTTGGCCTCCACAAGTTCAGGCCAAATAGACTGCCAACTGGTGCGACAAACCATTTTTCTGCTAATTGCACCATTGGTTATTTTCTCGATTGCGGTGGCTTGTATTGGTTTCATGTTTCTTCTTCCAGTCAAACATTGGTAAATGTATTGCTCATTCAGCCCAATCTGAGCCGCTATTTCTTGACGCAATTTAGCATCAATCATTGGATCGTAAGAGGGTAAAAACTCTGTAAAGCGCTGCTCAAAATCTTGCTTGCAAAATTCGTCCATCCATTGACAAACATCAGCAAACACAAGGTTTTCAAACCATTCATTGGCACGCTTGTATGCGCTTGGCACTTCATCACATTTGCGGATTAAGCCACATTCAGCTCTAACAACATCGCCATTGCACTCAGAAAAGTGGGATTGAATTAAATAAATTCCAACCACTGAAAGCCTAATTTCATGCTGGGTAATGCGTGACTTGGGGCTAGATGACCGACCAATTTTGATAACGCCATTGGAAAACAGGCAGGCATAAAGATATTGTTTCAATTGATTGCCTCTTTACCCTCTAAATAATCACTCAGAGCCTTAACAGTCTCATACATTGGCTCAGTCTCACCCGACATCAATCGGTACACCCGCGCCTCATGAATGCCAGCCTTTTCAGCCACTTTCTTAAGATTGGCATCTACCAACCTCAATTTAATTTCCTCCAGATTCATCATAAAAACCACCTTTTCGTAAAAATATTTTCAAACTGATGGGAATATTAACACAAACCATGCTAAAGTCACACACATGCCAACAAATTTCTGTTGTCATCACGCTGAAAAGCCAAAGGAAAAACATGAAACACCACAAACATTTCTACTACCCAGAAGTCAAGAGCGCCAGGCTCACCGCCCGCGCACAAGCAGCCCTTGACCTTCTCACAGCTCTTGCCATTGGCATCAGCTTGGCAGCCCTACTGGTTGCATGGTGGTCAGCATGACACAAGATGAAATCATTGAGATGGCTAAACAGGCAGGGTCAATCGACTCTGAAGATGTGATTTTGACGGTCTACAACGCATTTACATCAGTAGAGCGTGAGGCGTGTGCAAAGATATTTGATGAAGTAATGCCGCTTGTGCCGTTTGCGCAGAATGACCAAGGCGGTTGCCTAATATGCGGGTTCACACCAAAACTGGCGGCTAAAGCAATCCGAGCAAGGGGGCAAGCATGACGCCTTTAATTCGTGAAACTATCAAAATGGCTTTTGATGGTGGCATAGACCCTACCGAAATTCAATGGTTTGATTTATCGGGTTATGTAGACGATAGAAGCCATGCTGTTACCGAACCATTGATGAAATACCGCCCACCATTTGAGAAAAATATTGTGGTTTGGCGAGGAAAAACAAAAAGTCATGTTTCCTATGACACCATTTTTATGGTGGTTGGTACTGACCCCGAAGAAGGAATTGTTATTTCTACATGGAAAGGCGTGACAGGCCAGATGCCAACCAAATTTCCGCCAATGGTGTATTTAATTGAAGGGGATATGTTGCGTTATGGCCCTGTAGACGAGGGTCAAAAAATATCCAAAGAGATGGCGGAGACGTTGCTGGGTTTTTGTGGCAACTGGTTGGAATCATTGTCTCAGGCAACGCAGTCGCATAAGCCAATTGCCAAGCCTACATTTACAAACCAGCGAAAAATTAAGAATGGAAAGATGCCAACTTACGATTGGACTACGGTGGTGGTAGAACCCTCTAAGCCTAAAAGTGAGCATCAAGGTGGTACACACGCAAGTCCAAGATTACATGACCGCAGAGGCCATTTAAGGCGGTTAAAAACGGGCAAAACTTGTTGGGTTAAAGCGCACAAAGTTGGAGACGCAACCAAAGGCACTGTGTTTCACGACTATGTTATTACCGACATCCGAGCAAGGGGACAAGCATGACGCAGACTGAAGCATTACGCTTTGCGTTGGATAAAAAAGTAACCCTTGGTGAATATTTGCGAGGGCTACGGCTTTGCCAAACCAATATGTCATTGGAAAAAATGGCCAAAAAAATTGGCTGTGCAAAATCTTATTTGTCTGATGTAGAAAACAACAAAATAATGCCTACGTTGGCAAAGTCAGCAATCATGGCAAAAGCCTACAAAACAAGTTTAAACCAAATGGGGCAATACCTATGACGCAGAACGAAGCATTACGCCTTGCATTGGAGGCGTTGGAAGATTTGGGGATGAAACACTACGAAAACACGGGCGAAGTTCTTTACAAAGAAACATTCGCCGCCATTAAAGCCGCACTAGAAGCGAAGGATGAGAAAGCCAATGATGAATTGCGAAGACTGCATGACCTACTAGGTAAAGCAAATGCGCTGGCGCGTATTCGTGCTAATAAAATTGACGAATTAGAACAACGACTAACTAAGACCGAGGCGCAACTTGGGGAAGCAGTATGGAACTATGGCGAACTTAAAAGGGAGCAATTGGCGAACCAACAAAAAACTTCTGGTTCGCCAATAAATACATCAACCGCACTAGAAGCGAAGGATGAGCCTTGGGAGAAGTTCTGCGATTCACATTGCGTTTGGACTGACCACCATCCTGATTGCAAATTGGCACAGCGCACATGGGTAGGGCTGACGGATAAAGAAATCGAAGCAATATGGAAGATTGCCATGTTTGCTGACTATGGTATTGGTGCTGAGTTAAGCAACCAACCTTTTGTTCATTACGCTAGAGCCATTGAAGCCAAATTAAGGAGTAAGAACACATGAACCCCACACCCGCCTGCCCCCAAGGGCTAACCGAATACGCCTGCGAAGTCGAAGGCGTGGATCTGGTTTGTTTCTTGGAGTACACGCCAGACGAAGAAGGCTCACGCGACAGCCGTGGCTTACTTGACGAGCCTGGCACGTATGAAAATATGGAACTGGTTAACGCTTACGTCAAAGGCACTGACGTAGACATTGGCCACTTGCTCTTGCAATACCTTGTAGACCACATCACAACCACAGCACTTGAGGATTTTAAAAATGACGATCTCTGAACTGGCAGCACAGCTGCGCATGGCCAAGCAGGCCGAAACCGATGCCAAGGCCGAGCGCTTGCGCATTGAGGGTCTGATCACAGACCAATTTGCCAAGCCCGAAAGTAACGAAGGCACGCACAACGACGAAGAATTTACGATCACTTGGAAACTTAACCGCACGGTTGATTCTGACCGATTGGCCGCTGACTACGAAGATTTGCCAACCAACGCCAAGAACGCATTTCGTTGGAAGGCCGAAGTTAACCTGGCATTCCTTCGCGCCCTCGCAGACATTGACCCTGCTGCCTATAACAAGGTGGCAGTGTTTATCACAAGCAAACCCGCAAAACCATCTATTGAACTGAAAGACTAACATGGCCTTTGATCTATCATCTATCTCCAAAACCAAACGTGTTCGCGCCCCCAAGATTGTTGTGGTTGGCCAAGGCAAAATTGGCAAGACAACCTTTGCTGCCATGGCGCCCAACGCCATTGGCATTTTGACCGAAGACGGCGCCGATGCCGTAGACGCAAACGCCTTTCCACTGGCCGCCAGCTTGGCCGAGGTCTATGCGGCCATTGACACGCTGATTAACCAAGACCATGACTTTCAGACCTTGTTCATTGATTCGCTTGACTGGCTTGAGCCTATGATCCAAGACCATGTGTGCAAACAGAACAACTGGAAGAACATTGAGCAGCCAGGCTTTGGTAAGGGCTATGTGGCCGCCGCCGAAGAATGGCGCAACCTGTTGTCTGGCTTGGAAGTATTGCGCTCTGCCAAGGGCATGGGCATCATCTTGATTGCGCACGACAAGATCAAGCGCATTGAAGACCCGCTGACCGAGGGCTATGACAGCCACGTCCTGAAACTGCACGACAAGGCTGCCGGCTTAGTCCAAGAGTGGGCAGACGTCATTGGCTACGCAGGCTATCGCATTTTTACCAGCAAGACTGACGCAGGGTTTTCTAAGAAAGAAACCAAGGCCACCACCACTGGTGAGCGCATCTTGCACGTTGAACCCCATCCGGCTCATTGCGGTGGTAACCGCTTTGGCCTTCAGAATATGCCGCTTGACTGGACGGCATTCCAAGCAGCGCTCACCGTGGCGCAGTCTTGATCACCCCAGTTCGTAACTTAACTTTTTAGGAAATTTATCATGGCTCAGTTTAATTTTGACGCATCTACCGTCGCCCCCCAAGCATCTACAGGCCCACTGCCTGCCGGCACTTATCTGGCACACATCACCGAGTCCGATGTGCAGCCATTAAAGTCTGGCAACGGCGAAGGCTTGAAGCTGACCTTTGAAATCATCGATGGCCAGTTTAAAGGCCGCCGTGTGTGGGAAAACCTCAACATTCGCCACAGCAACGAAGACACCCAGCGCATTGCACAGAGCCAGTTGTCTGCGCTTTGCCACGCCGTGAATGTGATCAAGTTGCTTGACACTGCCGCTCTGCACTTTAAGCCAGTGCGCATCAACGTGACCGTGCGCGAGGCACAGGGCATCTACAAGGCCAGCAACAACATCAAGGGCTATGAGGCCGCCGGTGGTGGTGTTAGCGCACCAGCTGCACCAGCGTACACACCACCGCCTGCTGCTGAAACCCCTGCATGGCCAACAGCCGAGCAAGAGGCCGCCAAGTCCAAAGCACCAGCCTGGGCACGCAAGTAATGGCCTTGCTTCCACAATCAGTTACTGATCCTGTGGCCGATGCCATCTTTGCCCATTACAAGGCAAAGTATGGCGCGGAAGCCCAGCGCCCTTACCTTGGCGCATCTGCCATTGGTAAGCCCTGCCGGCGCCAGCACTGGTATTCATTCCGATGGGCTAAGCCTGCGCAGTTCTCTGGCCGCCTGTACCGAGTGTTTCAGTCTGGCCACTTACAAGAGCCAAGGGTTTATGCAGACTTAGCAAGCATTGGCTGCACGGTCTACCAGATTAACCCAACCACCGGCAAGCAGTGGTCATTTAGCGAAAGCACAACTGGCCACCACTTTCAGGGCAATGCTGACGGCATCATTACGGGCTTGCCGCAGGCGCCAAAGTCTCCGCATTTATTGGAGATAAAGACAGCATCTGACAAGATGTATAAGGAAATGCAAAAATTTGGCGTAAAGAAGTCCAAGCCCGAACATTACGCGCAGATGCAAATATACATGAAGTGGTCAATTGATCAGTTTGGTGAGGACGGTTGCCGAAGGGCGCTCTATCTGGTGGTCAACAAAGACAATGACGACATTTACACTGAGCGTTTGGAGTTTGACGCTGACGAAGCACAGGCATTGGTTGACAAGGCCATGGCGGTGATCACCAGTGTTGAGCCGCCAGTTGGTGTGTCTACAGACCCAACATGGTTTGAGTGCAAGTTTTGTGATTACCAGGCTGTTTGCCATGGCACGGATGTACCGGCGCCCACATGCCGGTCATGCGTCCATGCCACGCCCGAGATGGACGGCCAAGGCCGGTGGTCATGCGCGTCGCTTGGCACTGACTTGACCACAGACCAACAACGCAAGGGTTGTGGCAAGCACCAGTACATCCCCATATTGTTGGCCAAGACGGCCAGTCCCGTTGATTTGACCCAAGACAATGGACTGGTTTACAAAACGCCAGACGGCAAGCAGTTTGTCAACGGTGACCCTGCCGTCAACCCTGACTACATTAGCAGCCAAGAGATCCATGCCTGCGCAGACAAGACCGCTTTGGTGGACGAGCAGGCACTTGAACTACGCAAACAACACAACGCGAGGTTCGTATGAACACCCCACCAATTGACCAGATCACCTTGCGTGATTACTTTGCCGCGGCTGCCTTGACTGGCTTGTTGGCCAATGGCGACAGAAAAAGCGCTATAGAGAACGCTTACGACATTGCCGACAGGATGCTTTTGGAGCGCCAACGTGATCTTGCGTGAATACCAATCACGCGCAGTGTCTGACTTGTTTGCTTGGTGGACAAAGCACACTGATGAGGCTGACATTCCTCTTTTGGTGTTGCCTACCGCCGCCGGCAAGTCGGTGATCTGCGCTGAGATTGTGCGCCAAATGTGGGATCAGTGGCCAGAGTTTCACCCGCGCACTGTGGTGCTGGTTCCATCTAAGGAACTGGCCGAGCAGAATGCGGCAAAACTCAGAGCTTTACTGCCGCACACCATCAGCGTGGGCTATGTGAGCGCGAGCCTGGGCACAAAGAGATACACCGCCGATGTGATTGTGGCCACCATTGGCAGCATCCACAAGGCCGCGCACTTGCTCGGCAACATCAAGGCTGTGGTGATTGATGAGGCTCACTTAGTGAGCCAGAGGGCAAACGATGCAGGCATGTACCGCACTTTTCTGTCTAAACTTGGAGAGTTATGCAAATTTCGCATAGTTGGCATGACGGCCACGCCATTTAGGGGCAATCAGGTCTGGCTGACTGACGGTGACGATCCACTGTTTACCGGCATTGCAAGCCGTGTGTCCATGCGTGAGTTGCTTGATGCTAAGTTCATTGCCCCACTGGTTCCACCAACCGAGCGCATTGAGACACGCATTGATGCCAGCCACGTTGGCATTTCCAACGGCGACTACAAGGTTGGCGAACTATCCCGTGAGGTTGAGAAATACCTTGCCAAAGTGGCCGCAGAAGCTACTAGGATTGCCTCAGAGCGCAAGAAATGGATCGCCTTTACACCGAGTGTCGATAACGCTGAAAGCCTGTCTGAGAAGCTAAACGCGCTTGGCATTGTGAGCGCCGTTGTGTGTGGTGAGACACCAAAGCAAGAGCGCGAAGACCTGATTCGCCAGTTCAAGAATCACCAGATTCATTGCTTGGTTACCGTGCTGGCGCTCTCAGTTGGCTTTGATGTGCCAGACGTGGACTGCATTATTTGGTGCAGGCCCACCAAGTCGCCGGTGCTTTATGTGCAGGGCATGGGCCGAGGCACGCGCATTGCAGACGGCAAAGATGACTGCTTGGTGCTTGACTTTACCGACACCGTTGAGCGCTTGGGGCCGGTGGATGCGATCCAAGGCAGGGCTAAGAAAAGGTCAGGCCCACAAGAGGCGCCCTACAGCATCTGCCCAGACTGCGGTGAACGCAACGCACCAGCTGCGTTAGTGTGTGTTCACTGTGGCGCCACGATCAGAGAAGAAGAAGCCAAGCCGATGGATGCCAAGGTTTCTTATGCTGCACTGCTATCAAGCCAAACGGCCATGGCCGAACTGGTTTGGCATGACATCAGCCGCACTGACTATGCCTTGCACCGCAAAGAAGGCAAGCCAGACTCACTGAGGGTTGACTATTACAGCGGCCTGCTTCGCGTGGCCAGTGAATGGATCTGTTTTAGCCACATAGGTTATGCCAGGCAAAAGGCAGAAAACTGGTGGATGCGCAGGGAAAGAAAATTTATGCCATCAGGCACGCAAGAGGCACTTGAGTGGCTTGAGTTTTACGACATTGAAGAACCAGTCAGAATTGCAACCCGCAAAAATGGAAAATACACAGAGGTCAAAGACTATGAATTTAATCGAACTGAACGCAATCAAGAGGCATCTGGACAGCCAAGTCAAACAAGTAAATTTGATCCAAGTAAATTGCCGACAGTGCAACAACTTCGAGACAGGCATGTGTAAGCAGTTTGGAGCAAAGCCACCGCTAGAGTGGATCACCGGCACGGTTGAGTGCGAACACTGGGAATGGGATCAAATCCCTTTTTAGGAGACAGCATGATTCAGACAGACGAAGATGACGAGTTTGATCGCATTGAGCATGAGAACGCCATGAAAGGTCAACCCTATTATTGGAAACCCATGGAGGTAGTAATTTACACCAAGCGCTTGTGCCCCAACTGCACAGAGGTCAAGCAGCTTTTGAGGGCTAAAAACATTAACTATGTTGAGATGGACATGGAGTCTAGCCCTGACTTACCCCACATTTTTATAAACGGCAAGCGCGTTGATGGTTTGGCCGCATTACAAGAAGCAATTAAAGGAGCAACACAACCATGATAGAAAAACCACCACATTCAAAGATTAGCTATCCGTCTACACCATTGAAAGACTTTAAATGGGAGTCTGGCTCAGATGTGCAGGCGCTTTGGCGCAAACACGGTTGGACACCGCCGTCTGAACACATGCCGCCTCCACCGCCTGAGCGCGTCATGGACATGCCACTTAGGAGAGTCAGGTAAATGCCTCGCCCCAAACCACCTGAACCATTATTGGGAAGACAAGTCCGAATGTCAGATAGGCACTGGATGATCTTGCAAGAACTTGGCGGCGCCGAATGGCTGCGCAAGCAGTTGGACAAGAACGCCAAAATGCCGGTTAAATATTACCGACGCGAACTGGACGCACCATCTAAAAAGGAAACCAATGATTAAACAAAGCGGATGGAGAAAACGACAAATTCAAATGCCCAAGTTTGATATTTGGGAGCGTGAGACGTTGGTTGACTTTGCCGGCGAATGCTACGTCAAACTGTGCGAACAGGATGACATTATTCAGCAGTTGCAATGCGACCTGAAGACCGCCATTGAAGCGTACAGGGCGCTGGTTAAAGAATAAGGGCGCATTCGGCTTGCCTGCGCTTGAGAAGGCCAGGCAAAACCTTGCCGCCGCCCTTAGTCCAGAGCATCAGTTGCTCGGCAGCGCCTTCCCAATCACCCGCGTTTATCTTGCGCTTGAGTGTTGAGGTTTGCAAGCGCCCAGTACCTAAGTTGTAGCAGAAATCTACAATGGCGTTGCACTTACGAACGTCCGTAATCAAGCCGGGACAGTTACGCAGAACACCAGGCAGGTACGTATGCTCCAGTTCAACCATCAAAAGCGCCCGCGCCGTGGGTTCATCCATTGGCGCGTCTTCTAGCGTTACCTTGCGCTTGTCTGCGTAGTAGGTAGAGCCATAGCCAATCGTAGCCACGCCAGCCGGACAAAGGTAGGGCTTGGCGCGGTAGCCTTCAAACTGACGGCATAGGGCTGCGGCTAACTCTAGGTTCATATGCCGCGTTGCTTGAGAGTTCTGTCAAGGAACCAATAATTTATTGTTCCGGACAGCAGGGCTGAGAAGTCAGGCGTCATCATGGTTTTGAACACTTCAGTAGCTGGTGCGCCAGCAAGCCAAGCATTCCATGCAAACCATACGTGGATGAACGACCACACAAACAAGACCCAATATGTGACCACAGGACGCACAGAAGCTGATAGGCTAGCCACCCATCCACCAGCGGCTTTAACCATCTCTGCTTGCTGTGTAATGGCGTTGTTGAAGGCATCCATGACACCCACATCAATTGCGGCTTCTCGTTGAGCACCGATCTCAGCCAGTTTTTGCTGACCACGTAATTGCTCCAATTCGCATTGGCGGGAAAACATCAATAGTTCATGAGCGCGTTCGTTCTTTTTGTCAAAGAATTTCAGTACTTCAGGAGCCATGCGGAACAAGCCGCCAAACACTGAACCTAAAATACCACCACTTAGAATATCCAACATAATCAATCCTCCGACATATCAGTTGCCGCCAAGTTTATACGGGTCTTCAGAGCCGCAATATCTTCTGGCTTGGTTTTAAATCCAATCGCTACATACCCTGCAAATTTACCCATATCAGGGGGGATGGAGCCTCTACACATGAACTTTACGCCTTGCTTTGCACCCCATTCACCCACCTTGCTTGACGGGTTAAAGTCTTCGCAGAGAACTTCGTTGTTGAGCATAGCCACCATAGCGGCGTTGCGGTCTGCGCTTGCATTGAATAGCGACGTTACCGTGCCTTCCATTGACTTCTCTCGTGAACCATCAGCGTTCAAGGCCAGCACGGTGGTGCGGCTGTTTGTCGTCAAATTAGCTTTGTGAACCAACACAACCAAGCCGTCTAAGTCCTTCATCAAGCTACGGGCAGGTGAAAGTAGTGCTTCCTGCTTTGCCAACTGAGGCATTTTGTCCTGAGTTGTGATAGCGTGGAGGATGACCTGCCGGGAGTCCCAAGCAAAGTACCCCGCAAAGAACAGGAACGACAGCAAAATAACCGTGAACAGCTTGAAAGGATTGTCCACCCACTCAATCAAACCAATTACTTTACCGAGGGCGCTATCGTCTTTCTTGGCTTCAGCTTTGACGGGGGTTGGCGCAGCAACAGACACATTGATTGTCTGCTCTGCCTTTGGCTTGGGTGTACGCCGCTTAACAGGCGCTACCTTTGCTGGAGCTTTAGCTGGAGTTTTCTTTGCTGTAACCATGTTATGCCAGTATGTCTATCTTGCGGTTGGTGAATATCTCAAGGTTAAGTTGGTTGCGCTGCGCCTTCTTCACATACAACTCAAACTCAAGATTGTCAATCTTTTCATCCATCTTTCTCATCTTGACCGCCTGCTTGTAGTCCTCAGTCAGCTTCTCAGCCCTGCGCTCAAGCGCGTCTGTCTTGTTTGGGTAGCCCTCCGGCTGAACCATTGGATACCATTTGTACAAAGGCGGAATCATTTCTTTTCTCGCTCAAGTGCATCTTTGTATCCATGTACAACTTTGGCTCTAAGCCATGTGGAATCGGCTGAACCAGCCCACTCGGACAGGTTGTTCCAGATCACCACGTATTCTGTTGACTTGCAGTGCTGGGCGTTCTGATCTAGCCACGCCATCATCTCCCTGTGCCGCTGTGTAGGGTCGTGGACTGTGTACGCTATTCCATAGAACTCGCGCACATGACAGCCATTCTTGGCCACGGCTCCCACCAGCCCCAACAGCAGTAAGAGTATGAGCCAGCGCATTCATTTGTCTACTTTGTTATCCAGTTTGTCAAAGATTTTGCCAAGCATTTCTTTAACGTCACGCATATCAGCGCGGTAGTCATCACGGGTAACGTAATTAAGTGGCATAGCCCGAACGTCTGTGTCCAAGCGCTCCAGTGATCGGTAGATGTTATTTAGCACCCAACCGCCTAAGAACCCCGCCAGACTTACCGCAATGTTAAATAAAACTTGGGTATCCATCATGGGTTGGCCATGCCTTTTAAATCAATCTTGACTGGCTTATTGGTCAATGCGTTTTGATTTGGCTGTTTTGGCGCCAATTGATTTGGCTGTTTAAGGGCTTCTTGCACTTTGCCGGTTACTTCGCGTGTGCGAGCAAGTTCAGCAGCTGATTTAGCCCCAGGGAATCTTACTGCCTGCAAAGCCTCAAGGCCACGCAAGACTGCGCCAGAGGTGTTGCTGTAATTTACAGCGCCAGGCTGTTTGACAAGCACATCTTTAATGGCATCACGCAAGTCCATAATCTCATTGCGGCCTGCTTTGCCAAACATGTAGACCAATTTATCTTCGGCATCAAGCTGATTGATAAGAGTGTTAAGGTTTCTAAAAGATGGTTGATCACTCTTGGTAAGCATGTCTTTCATGTGCTGAATGGTCTGACCTTGCAATTCTTTGTAGGCTTGTTGGCCTTCTGGGCCTGCTTTTTTCAACAACTTTGTGACTGTGCGCATTTCTTCCAATGAGCCATCAAGCACAACATACTTAAACACATCATCAAGCGCCACTTGGCGGTCAGCGTAACCGGCCTTTGTGCCAAGCAACTTGTCAACTCGATAAACATCATCAAACTCTTTAGCCAACTGCGCTCTGGATTGACGCGCCGCCTGATACAACTCACCGCCAGCACCTTCACCCAACTGGGTGATAATTTTTTTCATTGGCTTGGCGTTTGCCGAATCTTTGACCGTGCCAATTTGTTGATAAATGTCTTCAAGCGCACGAACTGAAATTGCTCCAGTGCCTTGTGGATCATTCATTTTTAACGATTCGGCCACAGAATCCAAAATTGGATCTAGTGTTTTTCGCTGTGTTGGTGTTTTGGTGTTAATGTAGTCAAGCAGGCTTTGATATGGCACTTGTTCTAATGTCTCGCCAGCTTCATCTGCCGTCTTGTATAACGCCTTATATGCGTTATATTTTTTGGTGTATTCGTCATTAAGCGTTTTGTCAACAATTTTGCCAACGGCACGCATCTGAGTTGGATCAGCCACTTCAGCACCAATTTCATTGGTCATGCGTTCAAAGTTTTGAACAATGGCTTTTTGTTGATTTGCCTTAAAGCCACCCATCTGTTCAGCCAGTTTGGTTTTGGCTTCTTCAGAAATGCCAGTCACCACACCGCGCCCAACTTCTGCCTCAAATTGCTGTTGTGCTAAGTTCTTAGTGCGCTCACCAGCTGTCGCAGGAATGTTAAGACGGTTAAGACGTTCTTGGCGCATCAAGTCTTCAGCTGTACTAGCCGCGCCCATGCCAACCATGCTAGGCTGTTGTTCGCGTGTCATCACATTGGCCAAAGCATTTTGCACTGGCGCTGTTACTTGTCTTGCAATAGGACGAGCCAATGCACCGGCTTGCATCATGGTGGCAGGCGCCAAAGCGTTAAGGGTTGTACCAGCTGCGCCAAGTGTTGGCGGTAAAGCGCCTGTAATTGGCTGCAAGAACTCACCAACAGCGCCCAAGGCTTCTCTGGCCGTCTGTGTGCGTGGTTGATACTGAACAGCCTTCATAGCCTGTTCGCCAGCGCGAATGCCTTCTTGTGTGCCGTATTTGCCACTAGCTAAAGTGCCTGCAATGCCAACAAGCGGTGCAATTGCAGCTCCACCCAAAGTAGCACCAAGTGCTAAAGGCGTTTCAATCACGCCCATGATGCGGTCACGCATAGACACTTCTGGCGGCTTAACACCAGTTACAACATTCTCAGCGCCTGGTATTGCAGTAGCCGCACTTAGCCCAATGGTTTTGTAAAACTCTATTTTTGGAATCTTTGAATAAAATTTTTCATGCAATGAGTCGGCCAGAGCAACGTCTGGCACAGAGTCATATTGTG